TCTTTGGCTAAATCACTTAAATCGTCAAGTTCTTTATCACTAATGTCTAAACTATCTACAAATGGTAGGGCAGCGTCTATTTTATCAATGGCTTTGTCTACTGCTTGTATGATCTCACGATTTTCTTCAATACTGGATTTGGCTTCTTCTGAAGAGGGCTCTTCAGGTGTTGGTAAGTTGAATAGCTGGCTTAATTTGTCTGTCATATGGTTTGATATACTTCTTCAAGTAATGTTCTTTTATTTATAGCCAGATTTACCCTATCCCAACTAATAGATAATTGAATAGATATTTGCCGTCTATTTTTGCCTTGGTTATATAAATTCCATATTTGTTTAATTGTTTCAATATTTTTAATGGCATAATTTTTAAATATAACTGTACCATGTTCAGGATTTTTTTTTCCTTTTCGTGACGCTGCTGATTTAAGGCAATTATTTAATCTATTCGCTATGGCTTTATCAGTCCAAACTTTATTTAAATTATATTGACGTGCTCCTTCACCGCGACGTTTATATTCATCTGTTGATTTATCTACAGTTGCAAAATAATTGGTTGTTTTAATAGATTGTGCTTTACGACGTTCTTCTGTCCAGTAGTCTGTACGGACTATACTAGCTAATTTTCTAGCATGCTCATACCACCTACTAGTAATAGAATAATTACTACGATTGCCTACACGTCTGATACTCATTATCATAGTTAACGCCTTTGACATTTTATAACGCATTCTACCAGTGGTCATTTTTGTTAATAAAAGATGGCACACAAAATGTTCTCTAGCAGTTAATTTAACCAAATTTGATTGTTCGTTGTTACCATCTAAACTTCTTGGTATAATATGATGTCTTTCTATGTATGTGTCTTTTGGTAAAGTTCTTGTTTGTGCATTAGAAATAATGCTATTATACCATTTAGTATATTTGTTCTGAATAAATATCATTGCTGTAACTCCTCACAGTTATAGAGTAGGTGGATGCTCTAACATCGCGACCTACACTTTATTTATCTCTTTTGGTTGCGGTACAAGTCAAATTCTGTGACTACACGGAAACGCATGTTGTTAGCGCGAGCCCAGCTGTCTGCGGCAGCCCATTTAGCCATGTTCATCGCTACCATGAGTTTATCACGATAACTCCTAGCTGACTCCATAGTTACTTCAGTTGAAGGTTTGATTTCTACTATTTCTGTGTGTTGCTTTTGGTTAGCATCTACATAGACTACCAAGAAGTCTGGCACGTAGATTGTCTGTCGTCCTTTGACTGGATTAAAGTAAGGAATGCTGATGGCTTCGCTGGCCCAATTTATTATGGCTGGATTGTTATCACAGAAACTCATGAAAGTAAACTCCCAACTGCTTCTATAAGTGGGACTGCGTTTACCTATATACTTTTCAGGATTCTTAACAGTATATTTGCCTTGGGCATACTTGGCCATGATTAGGGAAGAATAGCTCTTTGGATGTATTTGCTAGTCTGTGGACTGTTGCTGAGTCCTAACAGGCTAGTACCTACACGATTGAAATTGAGGAACATGGTTAAGAAAGCATCTACTTCACTGATGCTAGTATATGCTGTGCTGGGTCCAGGTTTGGCATACTGTACATTGCCTGTGGTCCATGTAGTACCATTGTCTGTAGTCACATCAGTGTCCTGTTGATTGGGATCAATATAGCTGGTATACTGTGGACTGGTTAATTTGTTCTTGTCGCTGATGACTTTTAATTGTTCAATGATGCCCATTGGATCTATATTTTGTTGCAGTGCTGTATAGATAACTGCGGCCGCTAGATTCTTGCCTGTATCCGTATCACCAGTCAATCCTTGGAAGTAAGCGATCACAGCATCATTAGCATAAGGGCTGATGCTAGGAGTCTGCGTGTAGTAATTATTGAAATAATTAGTGGTTGCATTTGCTGGTGTTTGATTAGGTAGATTTCCGTTGATCGCCATGGTCGTATCCTAGAATAAACCTGCTATACCTTGATTACTGCTAGGTAAATTATTATTTTGTCCATTGATGTTCAGTGCATTTGTCACACTGCCTAATCCAGGCTGTGCTGTCAATGAACCTGATAAGCCTTGATTAACTGTGGCACTGGTTGGAGCAAACACTGTGCTGAGTGGATTCTGTCCTTGTAAGATTGTCTGTCCTATGCCTAGGATATTGAGATTAGGTGTTTGTAATAATTGTGAATTAGATCCTGTGGCAACGTTGTAGACATTGAACGAATTTTGTACTGCTGAGCCTAAGTCACCATTTTCTATATTATTAAATATACTTTCAACACCACCTACCAGTGCGCCTAAGTTTCTTAGTGGACTTGGAGTATGATCATAATGTATTCCATCAAAGCCCAATACTGTTCCGTCACTGACTGGTCCTGTATCATACAGTACCGCTTCATAGTTTACAGTCATGGTATGTTCCATTGGAGCATATTCACCTGTAGTATGCGTACCATGTTGGAATGTGCTGATAACTGGACGTATCAGTGTATACGAACTAAAACGTTTTTGGTGTAGGCTGTAGATACGGATACTGTTGAGGTATGGTAAGTTAGCTGAATTACTTGTTCTTGGAGTATATCCCCAATTTTGTTGTTGACGTGTTTTATACTTGCTGTTGTCTTTGTAGCGATCCATATTACCACCTGGAGAACCATAGTCACTGTCTCTGTAATAATAGGTAAAGTAATCTTTCCAAAAGCTACGTACCACATCACTGCTGTCATCGTGGAAGGTAATGTTCACTGGATCATAGCTGACTTTTTCTTGTTGCACTGTCTTGCGATTATAAGCATTGTAGGTTTTAGTTGCTACAGTGAACTTAGGCAAGTTTACCTGTTTAGCCATCATACCTGTTTCAATTTGTGCAACCTGTTGTATACCAGATATGTCTGTGTTGATGTCCATGTACACATGGAATAGGCTTTGATATTTAGGACTTAGTCTGTATAATCCATCAACAAAAGTTCGCGCGGCATGTTGATAGTCGCGGATGTTTTCTTGCGGCGCTATGGCTTGTAGTATTTGACCAAATATATTATTCTGACTCATACTATTATTTATCGTCAAAAAAAAGCCCAGAATTAACTGGGCTTTTGTAATTGTCGTCTAGATTAGCCAGTAATTACTGTACCTAGTGTTCTTGCTACTGTTGAACCAATACCACCACCTAATGGTGTTTGTAGTGCGTTATCGTAACGGATTGTTAATCCAATTTGGATTGGAGCATTTTCACCATAGTTAACGTCACCGTAGTCAGCTGACATTAAGTAGCAACCATCTAGTTCCCATGTTTCAAGAACGTTTGGAGTACTTGTGCCATTACCACCATCAAGAATTTCAAGCAGTGTGGTAAATTTGTAGTCAATACCTGAACTTGCTGACGCTTGTTCAAAGAAGTCAAATTGTTTCTGCATCTGTTCGCCAACACGTTTAGTAACTTCACCACTTGCATCGTCACGTAGATTGCATGTAACTTCTGTCCAGGTTGGTTTACCAGCTAGGTAAACTTTACTGTTGTAGACAGGAATTTCAATGTTTTCAAAACTTACAGTTGGACGTTTAAAGTCAATGACTTGTTTTGTCAACTCAGTTGTTGGTTGTGTAACACCAAAGTTTAAGAAAGTCACGCGAAAGCGGAACTTTAATTTTGGCATTAACAAGCCCTGTGAACTAGCACTTTGACTTGTTGATAACGGTACTGTAAAATTACTTAATGATGATGTTGCCATCTTATTTTCCCTTTAATACTTTATAGTATTTACCTATTTTTCTATCGCGTTAGGGGAGTGTTGCCACTCCCATTAACTGCGTATATTATTGTATCGTTAAAGCTGCGCCAGTGTTTTGTAAACGTACTGGAATGTAAATAAACTCAATAGCTTTAACTGGTTGTATCGCGATATCAACCCATAACTCATTAGCATCAATCCTGCTTGGTGTGTTGTTGGTTGTATCACAAACTACCAAGTAGTCATAGATACCACGTTTAGCAACTAAATCGTGGAATACAGCGTTGAATGCTGATTGTACTTGACTACGTGTAATCGCGTCATTTGGTTCAAAAATGAACGGAGCTGCGACTTTAGCTAGAACTGTGCGTAAATAAACCACTAAACGAGCTACGTTGATACGATCCATTGCACTAGCTGAAGGAGCACGTGTTTTTTGACCGTATGCTACTAAACCAACACCTGGTAATACTGTGATTGGATTAACTTCGTTTTCGTATAATACGTCACGTAAACCACTTGTAACACCAATGCTACGCCATACGTTATTGTCTGTGCGATCAACATAACCAATGCTTGATACGTTGTCAATTAAACCACGACGTACACCAGCTGGTGCAAACCATGGATAAGCAACTGCATCACTGCGGATAAATGTACGCAACATCATGTGGCTTGGTGGAACAGCGACTGAATTACCATCTAAATTAGTAGCTAAACCACTTGGATAGTAAACACCTACGTAGTCATCATGGCTAACTAAACCTGTTTCGCCATTGTCAGCTGCGAGAGCTGCATTGTCTGCCCAGTTCATCAATGTTGTTGAATCGCTAGGTAAGTCAATTGGACTGTCACCAATGATAAATGCTGTGTTTGTGCGATCGTTGTTTAATGTAATCATGTCTTGGATCAGTTCTGGATATCCAGGAGCGACGATTAAATTAAACGCTGTTTGTTCTTCACGTAGTGTTGTGCTTGTAGCGATAGCTTCTTTTAGAGCACGGACAACCACTGAACGTTGTGCTTTGCTGCCAAAGTATGGAACACCAGTTGTAGGATCTACACCACTGTGTGTAATCCAAGCAGCTGCCTGTGTACCTGTTACTGTAGCTAGTTGTGCTGGGCTAAATGCTGAACTTTCAAACTGTTTAACATTGTAACCACTGCGACGTGTATTGAATAATAATGTACCACGAGCATATTCTTGTGCTAATGGAGCATCTGGATCTAAGTAATCGCTGGTTAATAAACTTACTGTTGAAGGTAAACTATCAGTGATTGGATTAACATTACCTGTAGCACTCCAACGTGCATCTGCGAACAAGATACCGCTGGCATCAATGTTGTCTGCGTTGTCAATCAGTGTCCATACACCACCTTGGTAACGGCTTAGTACTGGATAACTGCTTAATTCAGTGATGCTTGTGTTGATCCATAAATCACCATTGACTAGTTGTCCACCACTAACTTGTGTAGTAGGTGCGCTGGCAGCAAAAATCACCCCAGTCGCATCTGTCAATGATAAGTTGTAACCACGTGCATCGTTAGTTACATTATGGTAACCTCTCCAATGTGTACCATCATTGATCATGACATCTACATCTAATGGATTGCTATAATACCATAGCGTGCCATTTGTTGGATTAGTATATGGAGCAGTCAAACTATATGTATAAGTTAACGGTGTAAATGGACTTGCCAAGTATACACTGTTAGTCACGATTGTTTGTACTTTAGCATCACTTAATAAACCTGCTGTAGCTAGTGGAGTACCAACTAATTCTGTAAATTGGATAGTACCACCTGCTGTGTGGGTGATGTAAATAGCACCGCTGGCATTAAAACCAGCTGTGATGTTTGGTAAGTTAGCACCTAGGATACCACCAACTAATGCTGCCGCTGTGTTAGCTGATAATGTAACTGTAGCT